TATCAACAAGCAAAAGCATTCTCTAAGAAAATGGCTAAAGATATTAAGGTGAGCTAATGGGATATCATTCATTCGATTTACAATCAGCACTTTATTCCTTGTTATCAGGTGATAGCACACTTGATAGTTTATTAGGTGATAACAAGATATTTGATTCTGTAGCACCACAAGATACAGCATATCCTTATGTTTTAATTGGCACAGAAATAACCACAGATATAGGAACTAAAACTGTAGATGGTAATTTATACAATGTAGATATTGATGTTTGGTCTCAATATAGAGGTCAAAAGGAAATCAAGGAAATAATGGAAAGAATTTACAATTTAACGAATAATGTTACAATCTCTGTGTCAGGTGCTGATTCTGTTATGAGTTATGTCAATAGTGCAACAACTCTCGTAGAAGCAGATGGAATCACAAGACATGGTATAATTAATATTAATTTTACAATTTACGATAATTAAGAGGTAAACAAATGGCAGTACAAAAAGGTGCAGAGGTATTAGTCAAAGTTGGAGATGGTGCTTCACCTGAAGCATTCACAACTATCGGTGGACTTAGAGATACTTCTATTTCAATCAACCAAGAAACAGTTGATGTAACAACAAAAGATTCATCAAGGGTGAGAACATTACTTGCACAAGGTGGAATTAAATCTTTTACAATTTCAGGTAGTGGTGTATTTGATGATTCAGCATCACATCAAACAGTATTAACAGCATTTGATGCAAGTACATTTAAAAATTTTCAATTTATAGTGCCTGATTACAATACATTTACAGGCTCATTCCAAGTAACAGCTATCGAATATAGTGGTACTTACAATGATTCAGCTCAGTATAGTTTGAGCTTTGAATCGGCAGGTGCTGTAACTATAGCAACAGTCTAATATGTGGATAGATAAAGAAATAATAATAAACAAGAAAAAGGTTAATGCTAAAGTTAATCTAGGTTCTAACCAATCAGAAGTTGAACTGCCATTCTTTGATGGTTGGGATGACTTAGGTGTTATAAAAATCGATAAAGATACATATGTAATCTCTAGTGCCACAAATGTAGGTGCTAGAGATGAAATTATCAGTATGGTAATAAAAAAGGAGAAAAGTAATGACAGTCAATTCGTTAAAAGCAGAGAAGATTCTTAATTTCAAAGACAAGACATACAAAGCTCGTATGTCTTTAGATACTATCATGAGAGTAGAAGAAGCATTAGGAACTTCTATTCTCAAAGTAGGTAATAAACTAGCTACAGCAGATATTACTTTATTAGATATCATAACTATTCTAACCCTTGCTATCAGAGCAGGTGGTAATGATATAAAAGATTCTGATATCAAAAAAGATGTATCTGAGATTGGTTTAGTCGAAGCAATGAAACTTACAGGTGAACTACTTACATTAGCACTTAATGTAGACCCTGATAACTCAGAAAAAAAAAGCAATCCTTAAATAATGATTATGAACTGCCTATAGAAAGGTGGTTTGAAGTATGTGTTGGCATGATGCATCTACCACCACAACAAGTGTGGGATATGTCAATAAAAGAAATCACACTAGCCATTAATGGTTTTAAAGAATACAATACAGGTAAGAAATCAGAGCCTATGGACAAATCTGATTTAGAACGATTGAAGGAAATGTACCCTGACAACTAGATATGGAATTAGATAAACTCTTAGTCAAGATTGAGGCAGATTTATCCGACCTTAAACGAGGTCTCGATAAAGCAAATAATCAAGTAAAAAATTCATCAAACAAAATGTCATCTTCTATGCAGAAGTTTGGCAATACAATGGACAGAGTTGGTAAACGTGTTCTTACTTTCGGAACAGTATTAGCAGGTGCTTTCGGTGCATATCAAATAAAACAAGTTGTTGATGTCGGAAGACAAATCGAGGATTTACAAGTAAGACTTAAAGCATTATTCGGTACAGCAGAAGAAGGTGCTAAAGCATTTGATGTCATGGTCAAGTTTGCTAGTAAAGTACCATTTAGTTTACAAGATATTCAACAAGCATCAGGTAATCTTGCAGTCGTATCGAAGGATGCAAACGAACTTGCTGAGATACTAGAGATAACAGGTAACGTAGCAGGTGCTACAGGATTATCATTTACACAAACTGCTGAACAGATTCAAAGGTCATTTGCAGGTGGCATTGCTTCAGCAGATGTATTCAGAGAACGTGGTGTCAGAAATATGCTCGGTTTCCAAGCAGGTGCAGAAGTATCAGTATCAGAAACTATAGAAAAATTCAAAGAAGTATTTGGTAAGGGTGGTGAGTTTGGAAACGTAACAAATGATTTAGCTAATACCCTGACAGGTACTCTATCAATGTTACAAGATAAATTATTCTCATTTAGAAAAGCTGTAGCTGATGAATTTATGGTTGCTATAAAAACAGAGTTTGGCAATCTTAACAAAGCACTAGAAGACAGTCAGGAACAAATAGAATCTTATGGAAAAGCTATAGGTGAATCTTTAGCAAATGCAGTAAGTTTCTTAGCAAAAAATATTGATGAAATAACAGTTGCTCTACAAGTTCTTGGTGTGTTCTTGCTATCATCAGCAGGTAAAGTTGTACTAGGATTTTTCAAAACATTAGGCACAGTATCAGGTGCATTAATAGGTTCATTAAGTTTATTAGCAGTATTCGGTGATGAAGTTGTAGCAAGTTATACATTCTTAGCAAAAAAATTAGGATTGTTGAATGATGAAACAAAAGAATTAAGTGCTAACACAGGAATATCCACACAGGCATTCCTAAAAAATCTACAAGCTTTACAAAAACAACAGAAGGAAATAGAAAAAGCAAAAGAAGAATCTAAAGCACTTATAATTACCGAGCAAGAGTTGAAAGACATAACAAATGAAGTCAATGAATCGTTTCAAGATGCAGGTGAAGAAATATCTAAAGCATTTGGTAAATCTGTAACTAGTGGTGAAAAATTTGGTGATGCAATGAAAGAAATATTTAGAAACTTATTATCACAAATCGTTGCTACTATTGCACAAATATTAATTATAGACCCATTGCTCAAATCTTTGAGAAACTCAATCACAGGTCTACAAACATCCCTGCCACGAGCATTGGGTGGACAAGGTGGAAGTGGTGTTGCAGGTGCAGTTGCAAGAGAAGTCATTGGTGGAACTATAAGTGGTCTTGGTAGAGAGACTTATACAGTAGATGGAGAAACTGCTACAGCAGTATACAGACCTGATACATTTGGTGGTCAATTAAGTGGAATGTTTGATGATTTTACAAGTTTCTTAGGTTTTGCAAATGGTGGTTACACACCACCTAACAAACCTTACATGGTAGGTGAGAGAGGTGCAGAAATGTTTGTACCAAGAACAGCAGGTAATATTGTGCCTAATAACCAACTTGGAAATTCTGTAACAGTAAATCAATCAATCAGTTTTTCAACAGGTGTTGTACCTACAGTCAGAGCAGAAGTAATGAATTTACTACCTGCCATAAAACAAGAAACAATAAATGCAGTTGCAGAGACGAGAAGTCGTGGTGGCTCATTTGCTAGAACATTCGGAGCATAGTAATGGCAGAACCAACATATCCATTATCATTACCAACATCTCCATCTAACTTTGTTACAAGTGAATGGAGAATTATTAGAACAGTTGCATATAGTCAATCACCATTTACCTATGCACAACAAGTTGCAAAATATACAGGTTCGGTTTGGCAGACCACAGTTACATTACCACCAATGAATCGTGCTGATGCAGGTGCATGGCAGTCGTTCTTCATGCAACTCAATGGTAGGTTTGGAACATTCTTATTGGGAGACCCTGATGGTAAAACAATACAAGGTGGTGCTACCACAGTTATAAGTGTCAATGGAGACCATTCAATCGGTGCATTCGATGTCATCGTGGATGGTGCTGATGCATCTACAGTCATATTCAAAAAAGGTGATTATGTTCAGTTTGGCTCAGGCTCAACATCTAAACTTCATATGATAGTAGAAGATATTACATCTGATGCTTCAGGCAATGCTACATTACAAATTGAGCCATCTTTGAAAACAGCACTCACAGATGATGATGTTGTTACCTATTCTAATACTAAAGCAGTTATGAGAATGGATTCTAACGAATTAGGTTGGAATGCTAACAATGTATCACTCTATGGTATTACTTTTTCCTGTACTGAGGCTCTGTAATCGATTTTATGGGGTTTAATTATTGGGGGTATATGTTACTACCCTATATATGAAAAGAGCCTAAAATAAGGTATTCTAGGCTCTCTGTGAGGAGAAATTTATTCAATTATAGCACAATATCCCAAAATATAGCTATTATTGAGATAAATACCACACATTTAATTGTGTCTTGATGTTGCTCGTATATTTCAATTATCTTATCTTTCATTTTCAGTCTCCTGTATTAATTTATTAATGTACCATTGAGCCTTCTTTAAATCTTCTAATCCATTCTTATATTTATATCTACAAATATATTTTACGAT